TTATCTTAATAAGTGTAAGCAGGACTACAAGCCTTCACCCCTGTGGGATTCATTAGGTAAAGCATTCCTTGGAAATGAGCACCATCTAGCAACCCTTGCAATGCAACGGATGATGATTGGTGCAGTTGCTAGGGCATTCAATCCTGGCTGCTCAATGTCCTGGCTACCCATTCTTGTGGGTGCTCAAGGTGTTGGTAAGTCAATGCTTTCGCGCAGCTTAGTACCTGAGGGATTGTTCTCTGAGATTACAACTCCTCTTGATACTTTGATGAAGGAGCAGTATCGACTGCACGTTGCTTGGCTTCTAGAACTACCGGAGATTGATCACTACTTTAACAGTAAGAATATTGAGAATTTCAAAAATCTCATCACTTCCCGTGTTGATGAAGTACGATTTCCCTATGCATCCCTGCCGTCTAAATTAGGCCGCAGGTTTGTCATGATTGGAACTACCAATCGAAACCAGTTCCTGGTAGATAGCACTGGCAACAGACGCTTTGTACCACTAGAAGTTGGTGCTGGTTTTCAAGTTCCATGGGAACTACTTGCTGAAAAACGTGATTCACTATGGGCAGCTGCTATGGCTGCTTATGAGAAGAACGATACTTACGAATTCAATAGTGGTGAAATAGCTGCTATCTCTGAATACATTCAAGAGTTTGGTGACCCTGACCCTTGGATGGATAAAGTCAGCAGCTACGTGGCTAGTCGTGAGGAAGTTACCACTGCAGAAGTTTTGACTAATGCATTGGACCTTGACCCACGTCAACAGGGGCGTCGTGAATCCAGACGTGTTGCAGATGTACTGCAAACAATGCGTTGGAGACGACACTCAACATCACGTAAGGATCCTGTTACTGGTAAATCGAAATCAGTAAGACTATGGATTCGTCCTAAAGATGATCCCTTAACTGAGGATCATATTCTCAACGACTTCTAAATATATAAACGTTCTAGTTAAAGGATAAAGAATATGCTAGCTAATAACATTGAAATTGGACTGCGCGTCAAAGTCTCCAGCAACAATCTCACTGCACTCGTAGTAGGTACACCGGAGTACTATACCCCCAGGTCGAAACTTATTCGTATAAAGTATGAGAATAGTACTCGTTATGAATACGTTATCAATCAACAGATTGAAGCACTTCCACCCAAGCAGCAATATGAAGCCCTAGGTGGTGAGTATGTACGACCTGAGAATAGTTTCTGATTATGAAATACAGAGTTACACTGACATTTGAATCGCTTACTCACCCTTATGGGTGGATTCATGAGATAATAGAAGATGCTCTTTACAAAAAAGGTGAGCAATTAATCGATGTTGGAATTGTAGAGCTAGAGGATGAACAAGATGCCTGAAGCTAAACCATCTAGCACACCTGGACCGTATGGTAGACGTAACCTACAAATTTCCAATACAGCAGAAGAAGGTGAACTGTGTATTTATACAGGTCACTCACTTGGAAGATTCTCTTCACACTCACTAAGGTTTGATAGCCATCAAGCCTGTGTCCGATGTGTTGCTGCTGCAAGAGAAGGGAGACTTTCCCTGGACCTTACAACGCTGCTTAAGAAGACAAGAATTAAGGCACTTAAGTTCTGGTCACAAGTAGATATAAGAGCACCGGATGAGTGCTGGCTATGGGATGGTTGTATTAACAACCGAACTCAGCAGCCGCAATTTGCTTGGCGGCGGCCTGGTATCACCAGCTCTACTCAACATCATCCTCAAAGAGTGGCGATGTGGTTCAGCTGGGGCGACTTAGGCTATACAGCAGTTAAAACTACTTGTGGAGAGAAATATTGTTGCAATCCTTTCCATTTAATTCCACAGAATATTGGCGTCTTTGTCGATTCTGAGAGTTATATAGAGAGCTTTGAACTATCTTGTCAAATTCACTCTCTTAAACAGGCAGTGGCTGAATATATAATGGAGCAGCACATGAAGGAATCTGAACGTATTGACGCTTCAGAAGAAATAGATGCACGTGCTGAATTACTACTGAATCCTAATACGGGATTTACAGAACGATTTGAAGCAGTCATTTCAGATATGTTAAATGGACAACACATAACTCAGACAGAACCCAATGAACCAGGGCTTTATAGAGCACCTGTTGATAACGGTGATGCTGCTGACACTATCGATGAAACTGATGATGAATACTAATGCCGTATGTTTTACTGCTACTTGCATTACTTACAGGATGTGCTTCATCAGAACCACCTGTATTGGAATCAGAAGAGTTCAACGAATGTCTTAATGAAGTCCGCAGTCAGGGCCTAGATGCTTGGGCTGCACGTTGTACTACTTGTGCAGTTTTCGCACATACTAGTGCTGATAAATGCCATATCCACATTTATCATAAATAACACTTATCCTTATTAGAGAGTCATTCAATTATGTCACGTCGAACAGATCTATTACAATCTTTAATCAAATCTGAAAAATTTGGTGATGAGAAGAGTCAAGAACAGAAGTTCATGACAGCTACTGCTGAATTAATTCTTACTGATTTAATCAATATCGCTATGAGTGGTGTTGAATCAACAGGGGCTGGAACATTAGTCATTAACTTAGTTAATGATAGTTCAATTTATATGTCTGGAGATGATGTTCAAAAGGACATTGCCACAGCAGAACGATTGGAAGATGAGGATTCACTCAAGTTCCTTCGTCAGCTAATGGAACAAATTGATGACAATGACTGGTCTACAAACGTCCTTATAACCTTGATTAGTGATGCTGGAACAAGAACATTTAGTGTCGAAGCAGGTGGGAGCCAAGAATGCCTCCGAGCGCTCGCGGCAGAATTTAGCGAATAAGCTGAAAGCGGAGGGATTAAAACTACCTCTCTACCCAACACCGCAACTTATTGATAGAGCACGGATAGTTATGGGTGGTATTGACTACGACCCAACATCTGATCCTGTACAACAAGCATTGGTGGAAGCCACTGCTGTTCCATCTATTGAAGTGAACCCACTACAAGAACACTGGCATGGCAACGTATGGGTATCACCTAAGGGTGCTGTTCGTAATAGCCGCATCTGGTTTAACAAAACTGTCAATGAATATAGGAATGGTCATATCAATTCATTTATGTTCTTTACCAGTGCATCAGAGATACTAAGAGCTGCTCCTGTTGTATGGGATTATCCAATCTGCATACCATTTAAACGTATCAAGCAGCTCAGAGCTACAGCTAGAGGCTTTGAATCTGTCTGCCCATCTACGTGGAATGCAGTTATCTATGGCCCTCCTACTGATGTATCAATCTCTAATATTGATAAGGTCAGTTTGTTCTACAGCACGTTCCGTGACATAGGACGAATTATATACAATGAATTCGCTGGTGACAGCTGGTTCAAAGATTTGGAATATTACCAAGATAATAAAGGTAATATTTAATGTCTAAGCATATTGCGAAGGAACATTTCTACAAGCTACCATCTGGAACACTGGTGCATCCCTGTCGTCTAATACATAAAGACGGAACATTAATGTGGAAACATGCACTGCTGTATCGTAACGAATTGCTTACTATGCCAGAAACAGAAGCACAAGAGGCACACATAATAAAAACTGCTCAGCGCCTGGAGGAACTGAACAGTTGGGTGTCTCAAGATCTGGAACCTTGGGAATGTTTTCAAGTATATGCTTGGTACGTACCGTTTGACAACGAACTAACTAATGGTATATCTGTCTATTTTAAGCACTTGGTCCATGATAATCCAACTACCTATGATGCTCTTCTTCCTCACATACAGGATCATGAGATCCTTCAATTAAGACAGAATTATCTATTCTTTAAGCGATGTTAGAGTACCTCTCAGTGACTATACCAAAGCGCAAGAGATCCTTTTCTCTTGTTTAACTATCATATACGATTATGGAAAAGGACTACACAGAAGAGCAAATCACCCACCGTAATAGACGGATGTACTTTCAATATGATGACAAAAATGATTGGGAGTGCAAGTCATGAAGACAACACCGTTGATCCTGGAGGCCGCTTACGACGAAGAGACCAAAATGTTTTCTATTGAATGGGATGAGCACGATCAACGTGCAATTGATATAGGCGTAAACAACTGGACAGAGGAGGAGTGGCTGAACAAACTAAAGGAAGCTAATGATCTGCTGGAGGAAGATCTAACTGGAGAGTAATTCTCTCAAGACTTCTCTGATGATCTCCTTTAGTTCATCCCTTTCTTCAACTGTGAAGATCTTATTAGTAAATGGCCTAAAGGGTATTGATTCTGGATTCTGTGGCTCTACAACAAAGCTGAGTTCATTTGGTTTTAATTTCTTGGAGGAGGTACCTTGAGTATCCATTTTTATAATTGAGTTACCATACGATTTAAATACCATTGAGCTTTTTTTGCATCTTCTAATGGATCTGCTTTATGCCACATTCGCAATAAATACTTCAATGCCTGAGCTTGCAACATACCTGTTACTGGTTCAGGTGCATGAATAATAGCCCCTTCAATGATATCGATCACCTCTTGTGAACCTTGCTGATAATGAGGAGGATTATTGACATTATCAGTTGCTTCAGTATTACTTGATTCATCAACTGTACCTAAGGTAACTAGACCAGACTTCCTCCCAAACTCACTAAGTCTGAAATTATGCCTGTTGTAATAATCAGTTGAATCTGTACTTGACTTATCCCAATCACTATTTTCCAAATGAGACTTGTTATTGACCTGCGCCCAATCTTCCTCGTGAGGAATGGCTTTCCAGCGATCTTTGGATTTATCCATAATGTTTGTAGTCGCAATTATATGTTTCAATACCTAATATAGGAATAAATAAGCTTATATGTGACTTATGCCTAGTCCAAAAGGTGATCCCACCTACATTAAAAATAAAGAACAGTATTTTATGGATATAGCTAAGGTTGTAGCCAAAGCTTCAAGTCATCCAACGTCTCCGGGCGGTTGTATTGTTGTACGTGATCGTGAAATAGTTGGAGACGGTCGCAGTGTACTTACTGCTTCAAAGGTTGAAGTTGATTGCTTATGTTATGCAATAGCTACCGCGTCTAAACGTGGTACTCCATTAACAGGAGCTGTCATCTATTCAACACGTTATCCATTTAGTGCATCAGTTTTCCAGTGTTACTTAATGGGTATCCGGAAGATGATTGTATTAGCTCACGAATGGGAAACATATTACAAAGATGAATTCAGAAGAGCTGCACGATTAGCAAGAGAATTATCAATGGCTATAGAACCAATGTTCGAAGATGATGACCAACGATTTTCTGTAAACAAACACTCACGATCTAAGGAGATTAATGACGACCACTTTACCAACGCGAATCCGTTCAAACCAGACGAGTTTGACCCGCAGGATGCAAATGATATCCAGGACGAAACCAATGAAGACACTATTGTTTGACTTAGAAACTACGGGCTTACTACGCCGTGGTTCAACAATTCACTGCATAGTAATGCGAGATGCTGTCGAAGATAGTGAACCTCACGTATTTGACTGTGACCCTGAACGAGCAATCATTCAAGGTGTAAAACAATTAGAACGTGCTGATACACTCATTGGTCACAACATAATCGGATTTGACCTACCTCTACTGAAGGAGCAGTATCCAGACTTTGATTTCCAAGGAGATCTCATAGATACACTCATTTTAAGCAGACTTTATTACCCAAATATCATTGATAGAGATTATGAACGTAGACCAGACGGAATGCCTCAGCGGCTATATGGACGCCATTCATTACTAGCCTGGGGTTATCGCCTCAAATGCTTTAAGGGTGACTATGGGTCACACGAAGGTGCATGGGATAGGTATACACCTGAGATGCTGTCGTATTGCATTCAAGATACTCAAGTCACATTGAAACTTTACCAAATGTTGCAACGGAGGATGAAGACTTATGCCTAAAGAATTCTACATATGGTTGGCTCAATGCCCTGTTCCGTGGTTTTGGCACGCTGATCACCACCCAGACTACGCCACATACGCATTTGTAAAAGCTAACGAGGAGGAAGATAGCGAAGATGAATGATTACATCAAACTAGAAATGAGGATGGCGGAACTAATGGCTCAACAAGAAGCCAGCGGTTTCAGATTTAATATGGATGCTGCTGTAGATGTTCGCACTGAATTAGCAGAGGAGTTTAACAAACTTAAAGAAACTATCTGTAGCCGCTTCCTATATTACCCAGGTAAGGTTTTCACACCTAAGAGAACTGATAAACGTAAGGGCTATCACTCCGGTGCGCCGATGACCAAGTTGCTTGATTTTAATCCAACAAGCAGGCAGCATATCGTGTGGGCACTGACCACTTTTAGAGGTGCTCGATTTACTAAAGTAACTGACACAGGTAAGCCAAAGGTTGATGAAGCTACACTTTCTGAAGTAAGAGACATTGCGTTAACGCAAGATAACCAGCAGCTACATGATGAATGTGAAATTTTCATTCGTATGCTTACTCTCCAGAAATGGATGGGTCAGCTAAGTGAAGGTGCTAATAGCTGGTTTAACTCTATTGAAGAGGACGGATGTATCCATCACAGCTGCGTATTAGCGGCACAAACTTCTAGAAATGTTCACCGGGGTCCGAATCTCGGACAGGTCGTGAGTGCACCTTGGGCACGCCGACTATTTATACCTCATCCAGGACATGTGATGGTTGGATGCGACTTGGAAGGACTGGAATTGAGGTGTTTAGGTCACTTCCTCTCAACGTATGATGACAATGCTTTTGCCGATGTAGTTGTCAACGGAGACATACATCAGCAGAACGCTGACCGTATGACGACTCCTGAGGTCCCTGTCTCAAGGAAAATCGTCAAAAATTTATCATACGCATTTATCTATGGAGCGGGAGATTCGAAATTAGGCCACACTTTACGGCCTGAGTTTTCAGATGCACAGAAGAAATCGCTAGGTGCTGAATTAAGACGTAAGTTCCTGGACGCTATTCCTGGTTTGGAACCATTAGTAGCAGCAGTGAAACTACGCGTTCGTGAGAGAGGCTACTTACTTGGACTAGATGGAAGACCTATCTTCTGTACA